TAATCTGAGGGTAAATTATGGCAAAAGCAAAATCACCAATGAATAAAACTGGTTATGTGCCAGGGAAACCAAAACAGACTCGACAGGGAAAAGGAACCAATACTAAATATGCAGCGAGTAGTCGAAATGGCGCTAGTAAACCATATCGAGGGCAAGGAAATTAATATAGATAAGACAGGTTAATCCTGTCTTTTTTATGGCGTATTTAAATCACAATCTTCCCACTTTTACTTGTTACATTCGTAATGAGTTTTTATATAATCATAAAAAAGGGCATAGTGAAGTTACTTTATGTGATGTGCATACAGTTGCATCATTAGAAAAGCATGTTCCATTGTTTGAAGCTTTTTTAGAAAACGGTGTGAACTGGACTCGTAGACCAATTCATGCATTTTGTTGGAAACCCGATGCACCCGTTCAGAAGTTAGAAGAATGCATGTGGTGGGATTGTTTTTCTCCATATGTTGATGTTCAGGTTCGTTCAAGACTCTCTGGATTACGAGCTCAATTAATTAATTATCGAGGTGAAAAAAACGAAGGCGTTTATATGTTCACTCTTGATTGGGCTTGGGAGTCAAAATCCACCTTGAATACGAACTTTAGTGAGACTCCAGAACATAAATGTGCTCATTTTTTCAAGATGGACAATGGAAATTACTATGCATACCCAAATAATAAGATTTTATGGTACGATGATGCATGGACAAAGAACAGAATTACTCAAAATCCAGGATACGAAATCGATCTAAACGAATATTCAGTCGAAAATTTGCGTAAAATCGAGACATCTGACGATTTTATGTATGAAATTAAGGAAATTCGGGATAGCAACCCCGTAAAAAGTTCTGATTTTCACTAATCAGGAGCTAAAATGGAAGAAAAAGAGGTTCTCATTGAGACTTTACATCAAAATCTTGTCAAAAATCGTCATGATCTCTCAAAACAAACTGAATTGCATGAAAAAATCCGAAATGATGAGGATTATGATGACTGGGAATATGGAACTGAACCCACATATGGGAAAATCACAATGTAAAACCCTATAAATATTGTTAGGATTTTATATTTTTCAATGGCTGTTCAGAGGCAGGATCGAAAGTTTGTAGATATTAGTCTTTCTTTTCTGAGAAATCCTGTCTCTAATGATATTTTATTGATTAGAAATGAAAATGCGATCAAAACGTCGATCAAAAATCTGATCTTTACTCAGAATGGTGAAAGATTTTTTAATCCTGATATTGGTTCACAAATCCGTTCAGCATTATTTGAACTGAATGATTCAATAACAGATATCAAAATTGAAAGAACCATTAGAAATGCTTTGGAAAACTATGAACCAAGAATTCAGGTTATATCTGTAAATTCTACTTATGAAGATGATTCTAATAGTTGCAATGTTGAAATACAATATAATATCCTTGGATCCGAAGTAGTTCCACAAAATTTAAAATTCGTTCTCCAATCAACTAAGGCGTAATAATGGCATTTACTCAGTATACCAATCTAGATTTTAATCAAATCAAACTGAGTATTAAGAACTATCTCAGGGCAAATAGGAAGTTCACGGATTTTGATTTTGAGGGTTCGAACCTTTCGGTTCTGATTGATATTTTAGCATATAATACTTATATTAACTCATATAACGCCAACATGGTGGCAAATGAGTCGTTTCTAGAAACTGCAACACTGAGAGAAAATGTAGTTTCTTTAGCAAGAAATATTGGATACATTCCAAGATCAAGAAGATCAGCAAGAGCAACAATTGATTTCACCGTCAACTTAGGCACAAATACTGATGCAGTATCCCTAACATTGAAAGCTGGATTAGTTGCAACTGGAACCGCAAATAATAGTAATGTGACTTTTTGCATTCCACAAGATGTCACAGTTCCAGTCAATAATGGAATTGCATTTTTTGATAACATAGAAATTTATGAAGGATCTTTTATTACTACAAACTTTACAGTAAATCTTGATCAAAAAGATCAAAAATTTATTTTACCAAATCCATATGTTGATACTAGCACTTTAAGAGTTAAGGTATATTTGAATAACCAAAGCACTGCTTACAGACAATATTTCCCAGTCTCAAACGTTTTTAAAACAACTTCTTCAAGTGAAATTTTTTACCTATATGAAATTTCTGATGAAAAATATGAAGTTGTTTTTGGTGATGGAAAATTTGGGAAAAAACTTTTAAATCAAAATAAAGTTGAATGCACTTATATTGTAAGTGGTGGAACAAAGGGCAATGGAATTCAAAGTTTTAGTTTTTCTGGAATTCTTAAAGATAATGAACAAAGATCAATAACAAATGTAATTCCAAAAATTGTTACGGTATCAAAAGCTGAAAACGGTGACATCATTGAAAGTTTAGATTCAATTAAAAAATTTGCACCTAAAGTCTATGCTTCTCAATATAGAGCGGTAACAAATCAAGATTATGAAGCAATCATGTCTGAAATTTTTCCAAATACTGAATCTGTGACTGCTTTTGGTGGAGAAGATTTAGATCCACCTCAGTATGGAAAAGTTTATATTACAATCAAACCGAGAAATGGATTTTATCTTTCAAATTTTGTTAAAAGAGAATTAAAAGAAAAACTTAAATCATATTCAGTTGCTGGTGTTACACCAGAGTTCTTAGATCTTAAATTCTTATTCGTTGAAGTTCAGTCTTCTGTTTATTATAATCAAACAAAAACAAACGATACAAAGACGATTGAAAATCGAGTTATTCGTTCTTTAAATCAATATGCAAACACTTCAGATTTAAATAAATTTGGCGGAAGAATTAAGTATAGTAAAGTTGTAACTTTGATTGATCAAGCTGATAGATCTATCACATCAAATATTACTAAGATGGTAATTTATAGACAACTTCAAGCAGCACTTCAACTTGAAGCTGATTATGAGTTATGTTTTGGCAACTCTTTCCATGTATACAAGAATTCTCACAATATTAGATCAACTGGATTCAAAATTGCAGGAGTAGATTCTACTGTTTATTTTGCAGATACAAAACTCAGTGCAACAAAAGGTAGATTGTTTATTTTCAAAATGTCTGGAAATAATCCAGTTGTTATAAGAGATTCAGTTGGAAAAGTGAACTATGCAACTGGAGAAATATTGATCAATACTATTCAAATACTTTCTACGGTGAGGCCTAATGGAGTTATTGAAGTTGAAGCAATTCCAGAATCAAATGATATTATTGGGCTAAAAGAACTTTATATTAGGATGGTTTTGAGACGAGACTACATAGATATAGTTCCAGATTTAATTGATTCTGGTTCAAGTTCTTCTGGAGTTAGACACATCTCAACGTCAAGTTATATCGACACCAAAGAAACTCAATATTTTAGAAAATGATGCAAGAAAATATTCCACAAAAAGTTAAAATTAGTCAAATTGTAAGAAACCAAGTACCAGAATATTTTCTAGAAGGAAAAACTAATTTTCCTGAATTTTTGGAACAGTATTATCTTTCTCAAGAATATCAAGGATCGCCTTTAGATATTCTAGAAAATATTAATTTTTATACTAGTCCCCAAGCATTTTCTGCAACTAATCTTACAGAGAACACAACTCTTGAAGAAGAATTAACTTACTATGACAAAACGATTTCAGTAACATCCACTTTAGGTTGGCCAAAGTCTTATGGATTACTGAAGATCGACAAGGAAATTATTACTTACACTGGGATAACTTCTACATCTTTTACTGGTTGTATTAGGGGATTCTGTGGAGTAGAAAGTTTCAATGAGATTGATATTGAAGATAATTTTGTTTTTATCGATACTGTATCTGCAAGTCACACTCAAGGATCAACAGTAGAGAATTTAAGTAATTTATTCTTAAGAAAGTTTTTTGAAGATTTTAGATACCAATATACTCCTGGATTTGAGAATGTTGATATTAATTCCGAAATCAATACAGCAAACCTGACACAATATGCAAGAGACTTCTATCGTTCAAAGGGAACAGATAAGTCATTCAAAATATTGTTTGATATTCTTTTTGGTGTAGACATCTCAATTACAAAACCAGCGACTCAGCTATTCACTCCTTCTGATGGGCAGTGGGTAGAAAATAGATTTCTAATTGTTGAGGATCTGACTGGAGATATTCGTAAAATTAGTAAAGGTGTAACTCTAAGGCAAGATGCAAGAGCCGGTACTGGAGCAGCTCAAGGCATTGTTTATTATTTTACTGATATTCCAAGACAAATTAATGGAAAATTTTACAGTAGAATTGGATTTGATTTAGAAACTTTATCTGGTAGGTTTTCAAATACTGCAGTAACAAAAGTATCACTAGAATCTCCAGTTGGATCCACTTCATTGGTGGTTGATTCTACAGTTGGATTTCCTGAAAATGGAAAACTATTTGTAAAAACTGTTACTGGAGTAGAGTCTTTTAAATTTACTTCAAAAACATCCACACAATTTTTAGGTTGTGTTGGATTAGGTTCTACATCTTCAATTGGAGAAACTTTAACCTATGGTAGGGAAATATATGAAGATGATCTTTTATACGGCACCATAGAAGGGCAAACAAAATATTTTGCGGTGTCAAACATACTTTCTGGTATAAAAAATCAAAATACAAGATATCTAAGCCCAGAGGATAAGATTAATATTAAATCGTTTGGATATACAAATTCAATCGATCCAATATTTACAAAGTGGATTCATAATGTAGCTAATAAGTATGAAGTAAGTTCATATGATATTTTATCTCAAAACCAAAGTAGATTTGTTCTTGATAATTATACAAATATATTCAAAGGTGATGTAGTTGGAATTGTAACCTCATCTCCTGGATCTTCTTCAACTTATATTACTGATGGTGTAGTCAATTCACTTACAAATGGAATAATTTTAGAATTTGATACGTCAAGATTATCTGGAGTTGGCACTGACTATGTATTTTTGAGAAAAAAAATATCTACTTCATCAAGTAATTTATATTCTGGTGTTTCAAATTATGTAACCAATGTTCAAAATACTTATACAGATAATGTAAATGTTTATACTGCAACTTCTTGTTTGCCTGATTATGAGATAAAATCTGAAGATAATTCAAAACAGTTTGTAAAAACCAGTATTAATACTACAACATTTACAATCAATATACCCAACCATAACTATTATAGTGGAGAACTTGTTTATTATGAGTGCCTAGGTAATATTGCAATTGATAATTTAGTAAGTGGTAGAAAATATTTTATCAAAAAAGTAGATGCAAATAATATTTCGTTATGTTATAATAAGTCTAGTGTGTATAAAAACTCTGTAATTGAAATAAGTTATAGTTCAACTACAAGTGATAATCATAAGTTGACTATATCAACTCTTTATGATAAAAATTTAACGTCACAAAATCTACTCAAAAAGTTTCCGATTAAACCAAAAACTGGTATAACAAAAGATAAAACTCCAGGAGTTAATGGTGGAGTTGGATTATTTTTAAATGGAGTTGAAGCTCTAGATTCAAAATCAGAATACAATGTCTACTATGGCCCAATTGAAAATATTTTAGTTAAAAATTCTCTAGATCAACTAGATGTTATAAACCCACCGATTTTAATTGTTGAAGATGAAAATGGATCTGGCATCCAGGCTCATATGAATTTGTTTGGATCTATAAAGGAAGTTTTTGTTGATGATAGGGGTTTTAGGTTTTTAGAAGATCCCAGAGCTAAGGTAGTTGGTGGAAATGGAACTGGTGCTATTCTTGATGTTAGAACAACTACATATGATCAGGAATATTCATTAGAATTTTCTGCAACATCTTCTGGTATTGATACCACCAGTGATTATATTACTTTCACAAATAATCATAACTTAATTACTGGAGATAATGTAATCTACTCCCCAAATAATCAAACATCTCCTGGAGTTTTAAGATTAGTTGGAGTCGGAACAACCACAGTTGGTATTGGAACAACTTTATCTGAAATTAATAATTATTACGTTGGTGTTGTAAGTGAAAAATCTATAAAATTACACTATTCAAATATCGATGCAGTTTCTGGAATAAACACGGTTGATTTTATTTCACATGGCGATGGAAATCAGATATTAACTTTAAATGAACCCATAGGTGTCATTGGAGATATAAGAATAGTTAATCAAGGATTTAACTATCAAAATAAAAAAATATATGTAGATAGTCAAAAACATCCTCCAGAAGATTATTTACAACTTTCAACAATAAGAACTGGTATCAATACTTTTGATCATTACATCTTTGCAAAAGATCATCGATTTAGTACTGGAGATCTTGTTGAATATTCATTTGTTGGATCTGGCACTTCTATATCTGGCATTACAACAAATACTCAGTATTATGTTTTAAAACTTGACAATGATAAGTTTAGACTTGCAAATTCCACAATTTCAGTTGCAACCACATCTTTTGTGACTGGTGTGGGTATTGTAACTCAAACTAACACAACTTCAACTAGACAATTTTTAGATCAACAAAAATATCTAAAATTCTCAAGTGTTGGAGTTGGAACTCATATCTTTAAATATCCAGACATTGTAGTTGAAGTTAGCGGATTGACTGCAGCAGGCAATACTACATTATATCAAAGAGTAAAATGTCTCGGGGAAATTGAAAGTATTTTTGTTTATAAAGGTGGCACTTCCTATGGAACAGAAGATATATTTAATTTTGAAAAACAACCAAAAATTACAATTAGTTCTGGATCTGGTGCTAAAATAAATCCAGTTATCAATTCAGATGGAAATATTGTTGATTAT